AATCAATTTTTATTAAATAACAAAAAAAATGAAAATTATATTTAATTGAATAATATTAAAAATAATAAATTAATAATCATGGATAATAAAATTATTCTTTATTTTTATATTCCTCATGTTAAAGCGCCATATAATAATACAATTTTATATGTGGATGAAGAATACAAATTGAAAATTATATTTAATGATCATGGAATTTTTTATAAGTTAGATGATAATTATGTTAGTACTTTTGTAGACACCGTATTAACAATGTTATGTCATGAAAATCATGATGAAGTAATTAATTATGTGGTTGATTATAAAACAAATAGAAAATATAATGGTTTTCCATATGAAACAACCGAAATTAATGTTAGAAATATTATTAATCATTTGGTGTTAATAATGAGTGATATTTTAATGGAAGATAAATGGCATTAATAAAATATTAAAATATTAAAAAATTGATTTTTTTAATATTTTAAATAATATTTACTCTTATTATTTAAAATATAAATGACTGATATTTCAGACCTCAGAGTATCAACATTTGAAAATGTTGGAAATACATGTTATTTAAATGCGACGTTGCATTGTTTATTTGCAACTGATTATTTAGTGTCGTATTTTAATAGTGGTGATTATACTACGTTAATTGTAGGAAATATTAAACAAACCAAAAAAGATTTGGATACAAATAAAATAATAAAGAAATTTAGAAAAACATTATCATATGCATTTAAATCATTATCTGTTGTATTTTGGGGTGAACATTGTGTCATTCTTCCAAAATCATTTAAACATAGGATTGGTAAATTAATGCCAGTATTTAATGGTAGTGATCAATGTGATAGTTTTGAATTGATTAATTTTATTTTAGACACATTACATTCAGAGTTAAGATATCCTGTTGAAATAGAAATTCCGTTGATGCGTGATGATGATAAATCATTATTGAAAGAGTTTAATTTATATTTGAAATCGTATCTCACCGGAAATTTTTCGCCAATAACAAAAATGTTTGGAGGTTTTTATTTATCTCATATTGTATGTGATGAATGTAAGGTTATTTCAAATAAATTTGAATTTTTTAATGCATTATCTTTATGTATCAGTGATATTGAAGGCGAAAATATTTATGATTGTATTACGGAATTTACAAAAACTCACTCACTGATAGATGACAATAAGTATTTTTGTACTCATTGTAATAAGAAAACAAATGCAACAATAACAGTATCATTTTGGAAATTACCATCACGATTAATAATTCATTTAAAAAGATTTAATATTCGTGATAAAAAATTAGAGAAAAACAATAGTTTAATAACATTTCCAATAACAAATTTAGACATGACACAGTATTATGATCCGGAGGTTAAACAAACATGTAAATATAATTTATACGGAGTAATCCAACATTCTGGTTCTTTTAGTGTTGGACATTATATAGCATATACAAAAAACTTATTGGATAAGAAATGGTATCGATTTAATGATTCAAATGTTGTTGAAATTGATGATGATAATATTGAACATGAGGTTGTTGATAATTTCACTTATATTTTATTTTATGAGTTAATCGCTACCGATTAATTAATGTTTAATTTAAAATTAAATGATTAATTAAATAAATAATGGAAAAAGAAAAAAAAATAATAAAAGAAAAAATATTCCCTAAAATTGATAAAAATTTGATGGATAAAATAAAAATTGATATTGAATCTTTATCATATGCTAGTCCATTACATGATTCAATCAATATTAAAAATATTATAATTAATCATGTTAGAATTCCTGAAGACGATGTAAATATTATTGATGCCATGGCGAGTATTGGATGCAATACAATAATATTTGCAAAACATTTTAAATCCGTCACTGCAATTGAAATTGATCCAAAAAGATATGATTCTTTATTTAATAATATAAGTATTTATGAATTACATAACGTCAAAATGATTTATGGAAGTTGTATAAATATAATACCAAAATTAAGCAATTATGATGTTATATTTATTGATCCTCCTTGGGGAGGTAAGGATTATAAACTTAAAAGTAATATGAAAATTAAAATAGATAATCTTGAATTAGAAAATCTGATAAAATCTTTTTTTGAATATCAAGATTTACGAATTGTAGTTGTTAAATTACCAACAAATTATGATATTAGTTATTTTTATTCATGTTTACGTGATAAATTTGTTATATATATGCATAATCTTAAAAAAATGAATATATTTGTTATTGAAAGAAAGTAAATAACAAAAATCATGTAATAAATTACATAATAAAACATTTATCATGTTTATCGTGTTTATTATGTTTATCATGTTTAATTATCATATCTAATTTATTATTAATTAATTTTAATTCCATTGATATGTCAGGATTGATTAAATTACCACCAATCATATTATTTTGTTTAACTTTAAATTTATATATTTCCATGTTATCAAGATTTCTTATTTCAAAATCAATAGATTTTGAAAATGGTGATGTTTTCAATTCATTATAGCATTTTTTAGCGCCACCTTTGAGAGAATGTGATTCATAAATATTTATTCCTAAATATGGTTTTATTAATTGATATCTATTCATTATATTATAAAAAATTGAAAAAATATTATATTTTAGAATTAAAATATAATATTAAGTATAACATGGTTAAGGTTAAATTTGAAATATTAGATTGGGATTATTTTCAAGATGAGGTGTATTATATACGATTATTTGGGCGGACAATTGATAATAAAACTATTTATTTACAGGTAAATGATTTTTATCCTGAATTTTATGTTGAAGTTTTTGATAATATAAGAAAATATCAGATTGAAGAGACTTTAAGTACCATTAAATATCGTGTTCCAGAAGTTTTACGTGATAATTTAATTCATTATGATTTAGTTAAAAAACATAAATTTTTTGGTTTTACGAATAATAAAGATTTTACTTTTTTAAGATTAGTATTTAATAATTTTGATTCTTTTAAAGCATATGCAAGAGCATTTTTTAAACCAGTATTTATGCCATTGATGAGGAAAGAAATGTATTTAAATCTATATGAATCAAACATAATACCATTTTTAAGATTTATGCATATTCAAAATTTAAAATCAGTGGGATGGGTTAATGTTGAAAATATCAGAAAAATTGGAAAAATTTCATGTTGTGAGTTAAATTATGAAGCGTCATGGAAAGATGTTACAAATATTGAAGATAATACGATACAAAAATTTGTAATAGCATCATTTGATATAGAATGTGTTAGTTGTGATGGTACATTTCCTCAACCAAAACGTGAATCTGATCAGGTAATTCAAATAGGTATAACATATTCAAGATATGGTGAAGATGAATGTTTTCATAAACATATATTAACATTAAAAAAAACATCACCTGTAGATGGAGCAACTGTTGAATGTTTTAAAACTGAAACTGAATTATTATTAGCATTTACGAAACATATCAGAGAATATGATCCTGATATTATTACTGGATATAACATTTTTGGATTTGATTTTAATTATTTGAAAAAAAGAAGTAAAAAATTAGGTATTTATGCTAAATTTTCAAGATTATCAAGAATTAATAATGAAATATCCGAATTCAAAAAAACAGAATTATCTTCATCAGCTTTAGGGGATAATATTTTAAGATATTATAAAATGACTGGACGTGTATTAATAGATCTTTATAAGGTAATCCAACGAGATTATAAATTACAATCTTATAAATTAGACAATGTTGCTTCAAATTTTATAAGAGATTCAATAGTAGAAATACAAAATAACGATAATAATACAACAACAATTAAAACAAAAAATACATACGGATTAACATTAAATCAATATATTAGTATTGCATATTATGATAATACAATTGAATATAAATATTTAGATGGTAAAAAATTTAAAATAATTGATTTAACAAAGGAGTCAATTATAATTGAAGGTACTATAAATAAAGACGAATTTAAAACATATAAATTATTTTGGTGTCAAAACAAAGACGATGTATTACCTAATGACATATTTAGAATGTTTAAACAAACGAGTAATGATCGGAGTATTATAGCTAAGTATTGTATTCAAGATTGTGTGTTATGTAATAAATTAATTAATAAATTACAGATAATAACAAGTAATATGAGTTTAGCATTAGTGTGTAATGTTCCATTTCAATTTATATTTTTACGTGGTCAAAGTATTAAAATTTTTAGTTTAGTTGCTAAAAAATGTAGAGAAAAAAACTTTTTAATACCGACTTTAAAAAAAGATTTAAATAAAGATAAAACAAAACGAAAAGAAAAATTATACGAAGGTGCAATAGTATTTGAACCTAAAATTGGTGTTCATTTTGAACCAATTATTGTATTAGATTTTTCTAGTCTATATCCTAATTCAATGATATTTAATAATTTATCACACGAAACATTAGTTATTGATAAAGACTATGATGATTTACCCGAATATAAATACAACAATATTACATTCAAAGATAATAAAGGAGCGGATGTAATTTGTAGATTTGCTGAAAGAAAAGATGGGAAAAAAGGAATTTTACCTGAAATATTATTAGAATTGTTATCCGCAAGGAAAAAATACAAAGGATTAATGGAAACTGAAACAGATAATTTTAAAAAAGCAATATGGAATCATTTACAATTAGCATATAAAACAACTGCAAACTCATTATATGGACAAACAGGTGCTGAAACAAGTAATATATTTTTAATGGAAATAGCAGCATCAACAACAGCAACAGGCAGGAACATGTTAGAATTTTCTAGGAATTTTATTGAAAATGAATTTTCAAAATTAATAAATTTAGCATTGAAAGATAAAGAAAAATTTTACATGGAAATTAAAAAATATTATACATATTATCCAAAAATATTGGTCAATGATGATGCGATGAAAATTCCCGAACAAAAATTTAATCGTCTACAAATTGGTGCATTAGATGAAAAAATTGATGTCAGTTTAGTAGATATTAATGTTAATGATAGAAGTAAAAAAATAAAAGATGAGAAAATAATTGATGAATTAGGTTATAAAACAAAGAAACAATTTTTTGATAAATTTTATGTTACAGTAAATGATTTATTAAAAGGTTATAATATAAATTTAAAGATTATTTATGGAGATACTGATTCCGTTTTTATATGTACCGAAATAACAAATATAAAGACACATGAAAAATTAAAAGATATAAATGCATTAAACATGGCTATTAAGATAGGAATATGGGCGAGTATTGGAATTAGTACAAAACTACCGCCACCGATGGTACAAGAATATGAAAAAGTTTTATGGCCATTAGTTTTATTATCTAAAAAACGATATGTTGGAAATTTATATGTTAAGGATGTAAATAAACCATATCAAAAGAGCATGGGAATAGTTTTACAAAGAAGAGATAATGCATTAATTGTTAAAATTATATTTAGTGGGATAATTAATCAGATATTAAATAAACATGATTCGCATGGCGCTATTAATTACACCAAAGAAACATTATTAAAAATTATATCGGGAAAATTTGGAATTGATAAATTTATTATAACAAAAGCATTAAGCGCTTCATATAAAAATCCATCCGGTGTTGTTCAAAAAGTTTTAGCCGATAGGATAGCACAACGAGACCCTGGAAATGCACCTCAAATTAATGATAGAATTGCATATATATATTTTGAAAAATCTAATATGAAAAAAAAAGAATTACAAGGTGAGCGCGTTGAAACGCCTGAATTTATTATTAAAAATAATCTTAAAATTGATTATTTATTTTACATAACAAATCAAATAATGAAACCTGTACTTCAAATATTGGAACTCATTTCAAAAAATCCAAAAGAGTTATTTAATAAATTTATAACAATTGAAAATAATAAAAAAAAGAAAATTCCACCTATAACGTGTTATTTTTCAAATTCTAAAAATAATAATAAAAGATTAGAAGATTATTTTTAACTAAAATATAAATGATAAATAAATATTTATGTAAATATTTATTTATCGTATTTATCGTATTTATGGTGAATTTTCAATGTTTTTTCTAAAAATTTATCGTCACTTAATATTTTTTCATTTTCTATATATCTTTTATAAATTAGAAATTTAATTATTTCTTCTAATATATAAAAATCACATTTTATTTCATCTAATTGATGCGTCGGGATATTATATATGAAATAATGAGATTTATTTAATTTAGTTTTTTCATATGTTAAATTGTTTTTTATGTTTTCAACAGAAATTTTATATGTTGAATTTATTTCAATTTTTTTGTTATTAAATATTTTTGTAATATATCCAATATTATTTTTGTAATATTTTATTTTATCACCTACATGTAAATTATTAACACCATCATCCATAATAATTTTTTTATGGAGATACATATATAACGCTAATTGTAAATAATGTTCTATTTTTAGTTCTTCAACGCATTTAAATTCATATAAATTATTTTCGTCTAAACAATCGCATCTACCATCAATTATATAGTAAAAATTTTTATTAAATGTATGTATTTTTAATGGTTCATTCGTATTTATATAAAGTTGATATTCGAATTTACTTTTGGATGAAATAGTTAAATTTTCATCTATTCCTTGCATGCATTGTTTTAATATATCTTTTGATAACCACTTAAAATTATTTATTTGATGTGCTTTAAATGTAAATCCGGTCATAAAACAATTATAAATTGTTGCTATGTATAATATATTTTTTTTGATTTCTTTATTTTTAATTATTTCTTTAATTTTTTCGCTATGTTCATGACAAAATTTTTTAAATGATTTATTATCAATATCTATAAGTTTTAGATTAGTACATATTTCTAAAATTGATGATTTTTTATTTTTAATGTATTCATAATATGCAGGTATTGCAATGCCATTAATTTCACTTACTATTTCAGTATTATTTTCTTTATTTTCAATTCCTAAATTAACATTAATTGTTTTTGGAATTTTTATATTGTTAGTCGGATCATTTAAATGGTTAATTGTTAATTTTTTATAACATTTATTTATAACATCAATTGTTAGATGTCTAATTATTTCGGTAACAGGAATATGTGTTGGTTTTATTTCTTCATCATTGTTTTCACTAAATTCTTCGTCATCATTTCCATCATTTAATTCTTTTTTATATTCAATATAATCTTTATTATTCATATTAAATGTCATGTCGTTTTTATATCCGTTATCAATAAAATCACAATATTTAATTATATTTTCTTTATTTAAAAATGGTAAATACATTTTTTCCTTATTATGAATTAATGTCAAACGTTCCGTTGCACGGGTAGTGGCGACGTACATTATGTTGGGACATTTAAATATATCCTTGCATTTTTTATTAAAATAACGAAAATAACCAAAATCAAATCCTAATACAATAACAACTTTTCTTTCAAGTCCTTTTGATTGATGAAATGTTGTAAGTACTAATTTATTTTTAATTACATCATAATCAAGTTTTTCTTCATCTGAAGTAGGAATATAAATTAATATTTCTTTATGATAATTTCCAATGTAATTATCAAGTTTCCTAATTGGTGTTCCCTGAGATTTAACAGATGGAGCCAATACAAAAATATCATTGGGTTTATATCCAATGCTTAAATAATACAATATTTCTTTATATGGAACATATGCTTCATCATTAAAATAAAAAGGAGAAAATATATTACAAATAATATATCTTGGTTTAAATTCACTTTTTTTTGTTGTTATTATTCTATTACTATTTAACATACATTTATTTATAAATTTTGCTATTTTATCCGTTAATCTAAAGCTTACATTTAACCCTAATTTTTTCCAATTAAATTTATTAAATTTAAATAAAGATTCCCCAAATGTGATATATCTTTCATCACCGTCTTTATATTTATAAATGTTTTGATGTATATCGCCTAGTATACATATTTTTGTATTTTTTGTTTTATTATCATTTATTATCTTATTTATTAATCCATAATATATTTTCGTCATATCTTGACATTCATCTAAAATTATCATATCATATCTAAAGCTTCTAATACATTTCTTATTTTCATCAATTATTTTTATTAATATACTATCGTCATGACATGAATTATCATAATGATGTTTACAAAATGAATGATAACTAAATACTTCTAAATTACCGATATTTAATGATTCTTTTTTGTTTTTTGTTTCTATTTTTAATTGTTTACTATATGTTAATAATAATATCTTCTGATTGATATATTTATTTGCTACATGCAATGAAGTGGTCGTTTTACCGCTTCCAGCAACCGCATTAACAATAACATTATTATTTTTTAATGCCTTAACTATTTTTGATTGTTCATTTGAAATTTTAGATAAAATCATTAAATATTATTAAATATTAATATCTTAAGTTATATTAATATTTTTAAAATAACGATTTATTTTTATATGTTTTATAATAATCAGATGCTGTACTAGAATCATAAAACGCATTACCATCAGATGAGCTATATAAATATTTTTCTTCTATATCAACTGTTTCAGAATCTTTATGTCGTTTTTTACCACCACCTGAAATTTCTTTTTCTTCTTTATCTTCTTCATCCTCATCTTCATCCTCATCTTCATCTTCATCTTCATCTTCATCTTCGTTTTCATCCTCATCTTCATCCTCATCTTCTTTGTCTGCATCTTTTTTATCTTTATTTTTTTTTACATGTTTTTTCTTTTTTTTATCTTCTTTATCTTCTTTAT